ACTTACCCGCTGAATCCCATCTGCGTTTACGCGCGCGAGCCTTTGCTGCGGCTTCTGCTTTCTTTTTATCCATTTCTTCCTGTGCAGCTTTGGCTTTATCTTGTGCCGCTTGGAATGCACCTTCTTTTGTAAGTAAATCTGCAATTTGTTGTTGATTTAACATTTCTCCGTTTGCAAATTTTTGGCCGAGTGTTGTCATTGTTTGACTTGCACTCTCACTTGTTAATACACCCGATTGTACTAATTTTTGTATATATTCCTCCGAACCAGCTTTACTAGTTTCATATGATTGCAACATTGAAGCTCTTTGTGAATCTGATAATGATTTATCTGCATCTAATTTTGATTTATATTCTTGTGATGCGGAATTAAATACACTACTTACCAATTTACTTGCAGATTCTGCTTGCATTCTTCCTATCTCTAAATCTAAAGTTCCTTGTTTTTCCGCAGCTGCCAATTTAACTCTCCATTTTTGTTCCATTGCAATTCCTTCCAATCTTTGCATTTGCTCTATGAACAACATTCCTTTTCTTTCCTTTTGTTCAAACTCCATCATCTTTCTCCTAAATGCTTGTTCAGCTCCTAATTTAGCTGCTTCATTTGCAATATCTTGCTTCAATGCACCATTTGCAATATCTTTACCAGTTTTTTCTGCATTCTTTTTATCTAATGTTCCTTTTGCATCACCTTCACCACCTTGTTGTAAAGACATCAATTGTTCAACGTCCATACCTGTTGCCTGTGATAATTGTTGTTTTTGGAATGCATTCATTGAACCAACGTCTTGTCCACCCAATGAATTTCTTAAAGACTCCGCTGCACCCGCTTGGTCACCACTCATTAATTTTGCTCGTGTTTCAGAAAGGTCTACACTATGACCTAACATAGCTGATAAACTCATTTCGGCTTTAATACTATCTTTATAATTAAGAACCATTGAATCCGATGCTTTCATCATTGCACTCATTGATGTTCCCATCTTATTTAATTGAATGGCTTGTTTTGCAAAGTTTTCTGCTGTTCCACTACTAAATTTATAAAGTTCTGCAGAGGAATCAACCATGTCTTTCATTACCACCGATGCCATTGCACCATTTCCTTCTGCAAATTCTTTAATTCCGGCAACTAAATTTGTACCGGTCTCTAAACTAGACTTATTCATTAATCGGAATGTATTAGACATACCCAATACCTCTTCCGAACTTGAACCTAATAATTTTGATAATCCTTGTGCTGCGGTAGACATTTTAAGCATACTACCTATGGATGCACCTAAGTTTTTTCCTACTGATGTAACCGTGTTTAATACTGCTTCAGTTGAAGAACCTATTGCATTTAATGCTCTTTCACCAATTCCAATATATTTTTGGAAACCTTTCATACCACTCATAAAGAGTGTTTTTCTCATAGTATGCTCTGCATCTATATTTTGCATAGCCTGTCCATGTGCAAAATTTAACCAGTCTTTTTCTTCTGAAAATCTTTGATTATATTCATCCTTAACCAATGATTGATTGAATCCTAATCTATCTTGCTCAATACCTTTTTGGTAGTCAAGCATATCCATTCTTTTTTGATTCTCTCTTTCAATTGGTTTTATTATATTAAAGTCTGCTTGAATTTCCCTATATTTTTTTGATGCAGTAAACGTAGCTTTTGTAGCTTCCGTTGTATCTGTACCTAAAATTGCTCCTATGTCCGAAACTGCCTGTGCTGCTTTTCCTGAATTAAAGAAATCAACAACTTCCATACCAATTGAAAAAGCTGCTCCTATTGGGCCTGCTGCTTTAAGTAATCCAGATGCCGCACCCATCATACCACCACCTACTGATTTTAAACCACTAAGTGCCTTACCCATACCACCACTAATTCCTTTACCTCCTGCTTTTTTACCAACGGCTTTTGCTGCACCTTTTTTATAACCTGATTTCATTTCATCGGCTATATGTCCAAACCCAGATTGTTTTTTTGTAAATTGTCCTTTCTCATTTCTACCTTGCGTTTTTGCAAACATAGAACTGATACTTTTGAAATTATCTTTCATAGAACCCTTTTGACCTGCTTTAAATGCATTGGCAAATTGACTCATCATTCCACCTTGTGGAGCTGGTGCTGTTTTTTTTGTTGATTTTGAAGAACTCTTTCCGCCTGTCTTTCCGTTTGTACCACCACCCTTTGGTGCTTTTTTCCTATCTGCGGTATCTTTTGTAATTGTAGCAGTAAGTTTATTAATAGAACCTACTAAGTCATTTTTTATGACACCATATAAATCTTCGAATTGATTACTTAAATCTTTTGATTGCATGTCAAGTGCACCAACAGATTCTTTCAAATCTTTTAATTCTTTATTATTACCTTTTACGGGTCTATATCTTGCCATTATACTTACTTAATACTTTATCTTATATAAATATAAAATATAAAAATTACCTTCTCCTTGTTCTACCAGAAGATGCCGTATTAGATTTACTTAAAGCTTTTTCGTAAGTTTGATTTTCTTCTTCTTTTGCACCAATTAACTCTCTATAATAAAATTCTCTAAGTTTAACGGGCATATAGTATAAATCATGCCAATTAAATCCACCATTTGCATAATATACCATTTGAAAAATTCTTTTATGAAGTGCTACTGAGTAATCAGTCGGTAGGGTAAAAAAAGTCGGCCGCTATGGGCACTCTTAGCGCCTCCTTCTCGCCTGTGAAAGGTGATGTATATTCAAAATTAAAATCTACATCTGGAGTAATTTCTCCAATATACTTTCTTAGAGCTCTTGAGTCTTGTATTTGAAATTGATTTGCTACAAAGTTACTAATATATCCTAAATCTCTATTACCATTTACTTCTATAATAATTCTTCTCCAACGAGTCGTCACTTCATTACTTTGTTTCAATGTTTTTTCACTAGCTTCAATATCTTTATTAATAGCTAATTCATCTCCATGTGTAAGTAATTTAAATTTAACAGGTGTGTTTGATTTTGGTAATAAAAAATCATATTCATTATTTCTATTCAATTTTGTCTCATCTATTTCCTTTGTAGATAATGTAGCCATATCAACATCAACATCTACTGGTTCTCTTTCATCAGGATCAGTTATGGTCACCTTATATACAGGCCCATATGCCAAAACTCTTGTTGCAACTAATATTGCATTTTTGTCACCAATCAATAAATCGGAAGGATTTACACCAGGTTCTACTACAATTGATTCTAACAATCTATCTAATGTAGCACCCTTTCTAATAAGAGTTGTAGAAGTTAAAATATCTTCTTCTTTTGCAGTTAATAATTTAATTGTAATTTCTCCTTTTGCTAATGCACTTGATTCAGGATAACCCAAACCCTTTGATGGTAGTGTTATTAATTCAGTTGCAAATGGAAAGGATTTTTGTGTAGGTTGGGATTGTGTTCCCATTCCTCTCATAACTTGTTGTTCGATATTGTCGTTCATAATATAACTTTGTGTTTAATAATATATATACACTTTTTAAAAAAATAAAAAGGGGATAACATTTCTGCATCCCCTTCTTTTTATAATTTTATTTAGATTAGTATTCTAAGATAGCGTAATCATAAGATAAAGTCAATTCAATTGAAACTGGGTCATTTGATGCCCAATCTAATTCACCAAAGTTTGCTGATGTGATAAATGCACCTTTTAAAGTCCATTGTTCAATCTTGTCACCAACTGGCCCTAATAAAAAGAATGTAACATCTTTCTTATAGAATGCAGAGTAACCATCTCTACCTGTTAATGATTCGTGTGATGTTCTAATCCACTCCATAACTTGTTGTGCACCTGAAGGTACAATTGGGTCATAAAGAGTGATATTAATATCATCCCAAGTTGATTTACCTTTCAACTTTCTTTTAACGTTGATATGGTCTAATTCTACAACTTCTGATGTGAAAGTTGGTCTCGCTGCTGTTTTGATAATGTACGATTCGATACCATTGATTTCCATGATGAATCTGTTACCCATCTTTGGTTCAAAGTTACGATAGAACATTTTGTCAAACTCTAATATTTCTGGCATTTTACTTTTATTTTATGTTATTCTTATATAAATATTTGTTTTTTAAATTATCCACCAAAACTTGCTCCAGTTGGTAAAATGTTGAAATCAATTTGAATGAATTCAGCCGTCTTAGTTGGTTGTAAGTAGATAGCACCTTTTAAAATGTTTCTATCAATTACATCCGGAGTGTTATTAGTTTCATCCATTACAACTCTGAAAGCATATAGACCTTGTCTTTGTTGGATACCCTCTAAATAAGGATTAACAATGTTTAAGAATCTATTTCTTGTTTCAGAACTATTTTGTTCAAATACTAAATATTTCGAAGTCGATGCGATATACTTTCTAACTGTTAACAATAATCTTCTTACATTGATTCTATCTAATGCAGATGGTTTATCTTGTAAAGTTTTTTGGCCCCATACTACAATACCTTGTCCAGGGAATTGACAAATTGGGTTTACTTTACCTTCGTATAATGTATCTCTTTCTGATTGAGTTAATCTATTTAATACACCAACTGCTCCTGTTAAACCACCTCTATTTAAACCCGCTGGTGCGAACCATTCAGCTGCTACTCTATCGTTAGAAGCGAATACGCCAGGTAATAATACTGATGGTGGAACTGAAATTAGTTTATTTGTGTTTAAATCAATTGTTTTAATCCAAGGATAGTAAGTTGCTGCGTAGTTAGAATCTACTGCGTCCGTTTGAGTTGTTACTTGTGTAATTGTATCTATTTCAGATGTTGTATCTACAATATAAAAACAATCACTTCTTTGTTCAACCATATCTAAAACCGAAGTTACAACTGATGTGTGTAATCTTCTAATAACACCCGGAGTTACAACCATATTAATATCATATTCGTCAGCGTTAGATAATGCTGAAATATGTTTACCATATGCTATTGAACCAGAAGATTGTGCTGTTTGTAAATTAAAACCTTGTGAGTTTCCTGCAGAAATAGAATTTCCTTTTGCAATTTGAATTGTTGGTGACATACCATCAAATCCTTCTTGGAATGCTACAATAAAGTTTCTTTTTGCAATTTCAGTAGAAGATGTAGATGATATAGATATACCATCATTTTCTAAACTATATGAAGCATTTGAACCCGTCATATTTGTATATGTAGTATTTTCAGGAATAGCTCTTAAATATATAGAATTATCTGGATTAAAATCTAAATCAATACCACCATATGTTGTTGTATCTGCGGTTGCAAATGATGCAGATGGAATTGAATTTCTTAATGCTACATTTGAAACATATACTGGTAATTGATATGCTTTATGTGCAACTGGAATTGCTTGTACAGGAATTTCAGATGTATTTACATATCCACTATCATTACCATTCCATAATCTAATATATTTAGAATTATTTACCCAATCACCATATTCTGTAACTTTACCATCACTAGCTATACTTTTACTTCTATCACCAATTACTCTAGCGATATAATTAGGAGA